CGGTAAAACGCCAGCAGGAGTGCTTTCAGCGTTCTCAAAAGTTAAGTCAGGTAAAACACGCCACACAAAACCAAAGTTATGTCCGTCGCCAATATCAAATTCAGATGAAGAAATGTAGGCATCAATTGCAACAGCTGTGCCGGTTGTATTGTCGTTTAGGCCTGTCTCATGATTAATTAAATTACCTGTAAGCGCGCTGCTATTGTATTTAGCGGCAATTGGAAATGACTGTAAACCAGAATCTAGCCAAGCTGTGCGCTCCATAGTACCGTAGTACCATACTCTTTCAAGATAGTTATAGATAACATATCTATCAATTGCAGTACTGTTAGCTGAGCAATAGAACCACCAAACTTCATTAAAGCCTTCGTTTGTACCAGAAAATACTTGCAGTGACTGCTCTTGGTTAAGGTCACTAAACACAAAACGGCGTAAGTCACAATTAAGCGTTTGTACGCGGCCATCGTAGGTGTAGAACTTATCTACGCCCATCCAGTACACAATGCCAGACGCAATCACAGCTGAGTTTGGACTCATGATTGAAATGTTGTCACCAAGCAGCTGCGATGACCATACAAATGGCGGACCAAGATACTGTAATGAATACACAGCTGAGTCAGTAAACACAACAATTTCTTGTCTAGCTTGAACTGTTGTAATAATTTCCGACCCATGAGATAAGCGAACACTACCGGCTTGATTAGTAGCGTTTGGGGTCCAGTTAAATAAATCATCTTGGTTTGACCAACGAACTAACATTGGGTCAAGTAAAGAAGTTCCGTAATCATTGCAGCCAAATGTTAAAATAAAACGAGAGGTGTCAGATACAACAATATTATTTTGTACAGTAGGGCAGTCAACAATCAACGACACAGTACCTGATCCAGAAGCGGCAGCGTTAATTTCGTTACCCGCTGCGTCTAATAAATTAAACGTTAATCCTTCTACGTTATATACATAGTATGTTGTACTTGCGGATACGCCAGAAGGAAGCGATCCACCAGAAAACTGAATAGCCGCGCCTTCTGTATATGCCACTGTTGAGGTTACAACTGTTGGTGAAGCAAATGTAAACGTAGCTGTACCGCCTAAAGTGTTAAGTAGTACACCACGAGTTGTTACACCATTGGTAGCTTCCCAATAAAAAAGGCCACCTGTACGTGGGCCATACAGTAAATCTTCGCCGTAATTAATTTGATTCCATAAACGCAGTTGACTGGTAGACGTGCCACCATTACCCCACGTTGTACCTGTCTCACCCCAAGCCCCAGCGCCCCAACCTATAAGTGGAACAGGAATAGCAGGGCCAACATTAACTTGGTACGCTGCAACAACGGATGCACCGCCGCCGGGAGTACCTGCAATAGCCGTAGCATTTGGCGTAACAGAAATTACAATTGTGTAAGTATTGGCCGTCAATACAGTGACTTGAAACTGCTGGTTAAGCACCGCAGCCGTAACGTTTGTGCCACCACTGCCAATATCTACAGCACCGCTAAAGGTAACAAAATCACCTGTTACACAGCCATGAGATGTATCTGTTACGGTAACCGTGGTAGAAGCTGTCAACGCAAAGGGGTTGTTATTGATCGTTGAGGTTGCCCGAATAGGCGTAACATCATAGTAAAGGCTGCCCTGCTCAATGTAAAACTTAAGATTAGTGCCTACACCAATTAATTCACTACCGCCTAGTGTTACCCAATTCCAAAGAGACCGACAAACGCCTTGAAACGTGCCAGCAAAAGCAGGAGCCCAGCCCCCAATAACTTCTGGGTTTCCTTGGCGAAAACGAATTTTGTCGCACTCATACCAACCACCCTCAGTGGTATAGCGCGTGTTCTCTTTATTCACGCCCGGCTTGAACAGGATTTTTTGTAATGGCATGGCTTATTTTCCCATTAATTAGGAACCGCATCAAGCATACAGCCGAGTGCCTTGTTTGTCGATAATTAACGCTTGTTTTTTGGGCGCAGTTGTTGGGGTGTTGGGGATGCTCACATGCGTCCAGCGATCAAACTCGCGGATGACTTGGTCATACGACAAGCCAGCAGCAATAATAGTTTTGACAACCTCGTCAGGAGTCACGCCAGGAACCCGAATGTCAGCAGCACAGCCGATGCGATGCTGAGAAGTATCCTTTGAGCCCACAGCATCATTGACTTGCTTACTACGAAAAGCTGAATTAACCATAATTGGTCGTCCGCCCAAGGCAGTTTTGACCTCCTCAAGGAAGGCGGCAAGTCGTTTAATATTTTCAAGTTCAGCCTCATTTGGTTCATTGTCAAACTGGCGATGGTCAGTGTGGGTCAACTCTTCAAGAGTAAAGTGTTCTGTCAAGTTCATTTCTTTATCCTATCGGCAATCTTTTCCATAGTGCGGCCACCAAAATAAAAACTCATAACTAACATGCCCCACTGACCTAGTAGTTCTACGTATGCGCCACGAGTTTCATACTCAAAGATAGACGCAACAGCAAAACCGCTATAGGCAGCCAACAAGAAGATTAATGTCATTGGGCGGATGTTTTTAGATAGCCATGAGTCACTGGACATGTCTGCTTCAACGCGGCGAGTAACGTTCTCTTGCTCAACCTCATAGAGTTTAGTCTCATTAGCCATCTTAGCTAATTCACCGTCTTGGGCCATCTTAGCCAGTTCAAGCTGCGCTTTGGCCTTAGCCTCTGGGTCAGGAATTAATTTATCGATGAGTTTGCCACCAACCTGTAGCAGTGCGTCTAATCCTAACATTTTGGATCCTTTGGTTTAGAGTCTTCATTCTGCATGAGTTTGATACCAGACAGGAACCCAATCATGCCGCCGATAAGAGTAGAAAAAGCGGGTGAAATCATTTTAAATATCTCGGCGTTGTCCACTTCCTTTGCCCATAGTCCTAACATAAAGGCTGTCACCATGGCCAGCACCGAGACACAAAGGGTGGTGCTTACCATCAACGTGACGTACAGCGTTAGCTTCTCTTTGGTGTCCCGTATCGGTTCTTGCGGTTTCTTGGTCATACGTATTTGTCAAAATGTTTTGTGTTGTTAAAGATTTCCAACTCAATCGTGTTTTGTCGCGCTCGTTTGTTGTACAACTCAATCTCAAGTGCGTCAACTGCTTTGTTTATCTTTTCGGCTTTTACAGCCTGTTTGTACTCAGCCTCCAGCCGTTCTGCTCTACGCTCCGAAGCTATTGCTCGGACATCGTATGGAGTGGGGAACACAAACGGATACCATTTGCGAAGCTGGATCATTTCTTTTCACGTTTAATCGCTTCTTCATAGCCACGCAAAATTAAAGATCGGGCTTCTGCCGAATCTGCTGTACCCGCCCACATAGGCAGGTTGTTCCAGATCACCACATAGTCTTCTGGCTTGCAATACTGTGCATTGTTCTTTAGCCACGCAACCATTTGCTGATGGCGCTCGGATGGGTTGTGAATTGTGTAGCCGATCCCATAGAACTCGCGCACATGGCAACCATTCTTGGCTACGGCTCCAACTAGCCCTAATAACAATAACAGAATGAGCCAACGCATTCATCACACCAAAGTCCATGCAATTATGTACGTGCCAAAGATAACAAAGGCCACAAGACAGGCTGCGGCAATGAATGCTTCAGCCCAGTCCCACATGGCTAGAACGTAACCCAGTTGACTGTTGCCTCATCCCATTCATAGTACACGTTACCGCCATTATTGACCGCATCAGTTGGCATTGCTAGTGGTGCATCCCAAGTCATTGTGTCTAAATTACCAACCCAAGACGGGTAAGGCTTACGGGCTTCATGTTCTGCGGTTCTAGCAGCGGTGTACTCTGCTTCAGTCAATACTTGCAATACACCAGCAATAGTTGTGTCGGCATCGTCATCACAAGTGCCATAGTACTTGGGTGCGCGAAGGTATGTGCCTGTAGAGTCTGTGCTGATAGGCCATGTTGACTCATCTTGCCATGTGATTTGCAAGCCCTTAACTGAAGGCATAGACGGCCCTGTACGCTGTGGCTCAACAGTGCAAGGGATGCGGGTGTTGTAGTCAACTTCTGTTACAACAATGTACATAATGGCTCTCCTAATTTAACAAATTTTGCAAGTTCTAAACGGCAACTTTCCGAATTGCCCGAACACGATCAAAATTGTTCTTAGCAGGACTGAACTGATTGCCGCTATTGAAGGACGCCATCCATGCGTTCAAAGCAGATTCCTCCGTACTAGACCAGTAATTGGACTGCGAGTACGCTTGTGCGCCTCCTACTTGGAAATCTGCTGATGAGCTTTGAGCAGGTGTACCAGAAGTGTAATTACTACCACGACTTGGAACGGCATTGGTGTTAGTGCCTGAAGATGTGTTATTTGGGTCTGCATTTGGTTTTAAATTGAAATAGCATATCTCTAGTTCGTTCTTAGCAGGCATATACCAGTCTGTAAAACCCCCAATTGATAAAGCTTCACAGAACTCAGCCGCTGGATGAGATGCATTATTCATTGCTGCGCTATTGGCAGCGCCATTGACAACTGAACTTGTGCCAGCAGTTGTTGTAGCTGTAGTTTTCCACTGCTTGTTTGTGGTTTGAGCGGTAGATACTGGGCCAACTACTAAATTGTAATCTGCAATACCGTTACCAGCGGTTGAGATTTGGCCTGCAAAGAAGCCACCGCCAAAAGCCTGACCAATAACAGGAGTTGTAGTAATACCGTTACTTGAACCGCTTGCTGCACTTGTACCGGCTGAATTGGTTGCTGTAACAGTAAATGTGTATGAAGTGCCACCACTTAATCCAGATACAGTAATTGTTCCAGAACCAGCCTGACTTAGTGTGCCTGTAATACCGCTAGGTGACGATGTCGCTGTGTATGTCGTAATCGTAGCGCCGCCGTTGCTTGCTGGCGCTGTGTAGGCAACCGTTGCTGTAGTAGTACCTGTAGATGTAGCTGTTCCAATTGTTGGTGCTCCGGGAACCACCGCCGCTACTGTCGCCGTTGTGTTGGAATTAGCCGTAACTCCAGATGGCGCAACTGAATTAGTAGCTCTTACTTGACAAAAGATACCAAACCCAACGTCCCCTGCAACCAACACATAAGTACTAGAAGTTGCGCCGCTAATTGACGTACTTGGACTTCTAAACCACTGATAAGTAAATGTTGGCGCTGGCGCTCCTGTCCACGTTCCATTTGTAGTCGTAAGCGTAGAGCCAAATGTGGCTGTACCTGTGACTGCTGGAGCTACAGTATTGACGGGCGCACTCCCGTAGGAGTTGCCCACAGAAGCCATCAATATACCTGTCATGTTACGTTCCCTGTGACAACACAAACAGTACCAGAGATAAACAACACGTTGCAAACGCCGCGTGTTGCCAACGAGATAGTAGCTTTGTCAGCGTCTGTGCCGCCAATATAAGCAGTGGTAATTGTCATAGTCAACGTGATTGCGCCAGAGGTGTTGTTAAAGATAACAACAGCATCACCAGCAGCAAAAGTAGCATTGGGTACCACAATTGATCCGCTAGCGCCAACTTCAATAAACTCACCAATATCGCCTAAAGCAAGGGTGTAGCTAGTTGTTTTAGCTGCGCCAGACTGAGGGATGTTGAGGTAGCCTAATGAGCCAGATGACGGCAATGTCAAACTTGTAGATGCGCCAACAGTAAATGTTGTTGGGAAACTACCTGAAATTGTCAGTGTGCTAGCGGCGTTGTTTGATACGCCTGTGCCACCATTTGCAGGACCTACTACGCCAGTTAAGGCAGACAGCAAGCTTGACGATACTTTTACGTAATCAGTGCCGTTGTAGTAGACAAAACACTTTTCACCGACGGCAATTGACACACCTGTTTGGCCGGCAGCTTTAAACGTTACTATGTTTGTAGCACCTGCGTGATCTACCATGTACAGCTTGCTGTAGCTGGGCCCTGTGATAACTTTAGCTACTGTTTGAGTGCCGGTAATACGAATCACCATGTACTGCGCTGTGGTAGTAGTTATTGAATTTCCTGACGAGTTACCTGTAGTGTTTGCCAAAGTAATAGCACCATCACCTGCAAAAGATAATGTGCCTGCAATAGCAATATCAAGGTAGTCAGTAATACCGTAGTTGACTGTATCGCCCCACGTACCAGAGAGTGTTCCCTGTGTGGGGGTGACTAAGCCTAAAAGAGTTGTCGTTGCTGGCATTTAAATGCTCCTAGTTTGTTGCGACTGCAACCCAGTTGGCAGTCTGTGTATTATCAATTACATCCCAGAATGGTTGTGCAGTCAACCCATCTGTACCTGTTGCTAACTCGTTAATAGACGCTACAAAAGCTGCTGCTGCTATCAAAGTTTCTGCACTTACTGCATTTTCAACAATTGTACTTTTAAATGCTACTTGTGCCGTAATTACATCTGACCCCGTAGCGGTTTCTGTAATTGCCGCATTAACTACAACTATCGCCGTTACTGCATCTGTTCCCGTCGCCGTTTCCTGCACATCACCAAAATATACAAGACTTCCAGCTATGTTATCTGTTCCGGTTGCTGTCTCTGCAACTGTAGCCGCGTACACAGGCACACTAGATACCGCATCCAATCCAGTAGCCGTTTCGGTTATCGTTGTAGCATAGTTAGGTGTAGATGTAATTCCATCGCTACCTGTAGCCGTCTCAGTAACCTGTGCCGCAAACGCTGCTACCGCTACAACATTGTCTGTTCCCGTTGCCGTTTCCGTTACCGCTACGCTAATCCCCAACGTAGACGTTACAACGTCTGAAGCAAGAGCTAACTCACCAACCCCACCCCAAGAGTTGTAACCCCAAGCGCTTTCGCCCCAGCCCGTGCCCGCTATTACCGCATCGTATACTTCACCGCCTACTACTGCATCTGTGCCCGTAGCAGTCTCAGTAATTATTGCATCTACAGCTATAACCGAAGAAATTACGTCTGTTCCTGTGCTTGCCTCTGTTACCGTTGTAGCATACAACGGCCCCCCTTCGGTAGCGTCTGTGCCTGTAGAGGTTTCCGTTATGTCTGAGGTAAATATCTTAC